CATTAAAAGCTGGAAGAGGTAGGGATCTTATTACTCATTGGTTAAAATTATATCCTAATAAATATACTAAAGAAGCTCATGGAATGATTTTTGGTAAGACAAAGAAGCAAAAAAAGGCTAAAAGACCAACTGATATCGAAAGAACATTAGCAGTTCTTGAAGGAATGCGTAGGTAATAAGGAGATAATTTTATCACCTACGCTTTTATTTAATCTCTAAATAAAGATCCATTCAATCCAATACTAAATGAAAATTGTATAGAAAATATTGTAAATTGTATTGCTATTTCGTTTAAGCCTTTGAATGATACTATTTCTAATCCAAATGGAAATATAATAAAGCCTATATAATCTTCAAAGAAATTTAATCCATAATAATTATTGCCTATTTCCACTACCTATCCTCCGGCATTGAATTAATGAATCTTTCTTCCAACCAATCATCAAATCTCATTATTATTAAGGTTTCTCCTCTATCTTGTTTACATACTACAGCATCTACATGTTCAGTTGGAACTAGAAATGAAGCTAATTTCTTTCTACATTTAGCTTGAATTTTAAAGTCTTCCCCCATAAGAACATCTACCTCTTCATGCATACCAAGGGAAGCACCATTACTACCCCATGCACGCTTACATTTATTAAATCCTGAACTCAGAACTGTATTAACTATTTCTCTCTCAAACCGATTTCCTTTTGCTTTGCTTGGGCTTGGCATTTGTTAATTCCTTTCTTAATTTAGCTGTAAAACGTTTCATAGCAGCATCAGCTTCTTCAGCTATATTTTCAAACCTATGATTTCTAGGTTCTCTTAAGCTATGAGTTGTTTCTATATTTTGTTTTTTTAATTGTTTCTCTAATCTATCTACTGTATCAAGCAATTCATTATTATGCTCAGTAAGTGTCTCTATTTTTTCTAGAGCTATTGAAAAATTAAATTGTTGATATGTATTTACTTCTTTAGTGGAATCATCTTCTGTCATTATATACCTAATCTTCCAGCAACCTTATTGAGTTTATTATGTATAGTATTTAAAGATAACTCTAATTCATTAACACGATCCTGTAATTTTACCATTTTTTCACCCCAATAATTGGAATCATTTGTATCTTTTGGAGGAGATGATAATTCAGTAGTGTCTAATTCATGTTCTTTTACTGTAGTAGTTTGTTTTTTTGTAGCCATTGTTTTGTCCTTTCATCTATGATTGTTTCTAATTTAATTTTATTTTTCTTACCATACTCACGAAGAGCACATGCTTTACATATTTCTATTTCTTCATAAGGATGCTCAGGTGGAATAGCAAAGTTACCTAAAATATACACATCTTGTAGTCTATGTCCTCCAGAGCACATATTACAATTAAAATATTTCTTTGATAACTTTGCATTTATTCCAAACATGTTATTTCTTTTTTCTTAATATTGGAATATAAGAACGAAGAATCTCCTCAAGAACACGAACTTTTTTCTTAAGCTCTACATTCTCAAGGAGAACACGTTTCAATATTTCACGCAACTGCTTTACATAATCCATCTACAATGATCTGATTTTGATTATAACTAGAAACAGTAGGATTCTTTTTATGCCACAATAAATCTGTAGCAGAATTTAAGAGTTGCCAACCAGTATGATATGTTTCAACATCTCCTGAATTATTATTTTCAGGATTAGTAAAGCGATCTACTATATTACCCCATAATTGAACTGGAATATCTTTTAAATGATTATGTCTAATCCTTCCCAATTCATTTGTAGTAACATGTAAATCATTAAGAGATCTAAGATTCTTTACAAAATCATCTACCTTTTGAGAGCCATTACTTAAATTGTTAATATTAGTAACTACTTGTTCAAGACTTTCTTCCCAGTTTTCATTCTTAGGTTCATGTTTAAATCTATATGTATTGAAATAATCTTTACTCATCATTCCATTTGTACATATTAATCTATAAAGCATCATAGCAAAGCCAAAAGCTTTAGAACCATCATAACTGTTCCAAAATTGCATCCCTAAGGCTACATCGTCTCCTTGTGCTATCTCCCCACACACATGATCAGATTTCATTGAATATGCATAACTACGGCCATTAAAGAATGTTCTGTCATATGTAAAGTTTAAATTACATTCTTTAGCTACTTGATTTGCAGCTTCTTTTACTTCTTCATTAGGTAATAACATATAACTATTACCTACTACACCTACTTCTTTCCAATGAGGAAAATTTTCTCCAGTTTCTGGTTGTTCCATTTGAACTGCAAAAGCAGATGATGATATACCATCATAATCTAATGGTACTTTTCTTATTGGTAAATATGGGTTCATGGGGCTCCTTTTATCTAAAACCAGCAACAAACTTATTCTTTGCTAATCTAACACCAGGGACTTCTTCACCTGTCTTTAAATCTGCAAGAATACGTTTCTTGTCTAGCTTGGTTGTTTCTACTTTTATCCAATATCTAGAAGGAATCTTAGATTCGTCAATTACATCAACTGCACCAGATGATTCTCTAATTTTTAATGGATTAAAAGCAGAGTTTTTTGGTAATGTACCTGCACTATCATGACAGCTAATAACAAGTTGTTTCATACGTTCACTGCCATTCTTGAGATATTTTTTAATCTTGTTACATTTGGCTATATGCTCATCAATGAGTTCTAACTTTTTTTCATTATCTTTATAAAACCAGTAAATACCATCTTCTTTTATATAGAGTTCTTCAAAAAGTTCTTTTACTTGTAGCTCAAATTCTTCAGGATTAGCTGCCATATCAAGATTCATTTGTGAAGTCATGATATCAGTAGTAATATCTGCCATACTTCTACTCATCTTTCGTCTCCTTTATAGTCATAGTAAGATCTTCTGAATTACCTAAAAGATTATCAGCTAAAATAATTTCTTTTACGTGTTCTTCATTCTTAGCTCTTACTTGAATTGGATATGAAAGTATTACATCATATGTTTTCATTTTATCCTTTCTCTAAATATTGCTTTATAGCCATTTGAATTGGATTTAATTATTACTTTTTTTAAAACAATTTTTTCCAGTCTCCGTTTTTCAATCATCAACCATTCTAAATTAGTAATATATGTTCCACTATACCATGTAGTATCATCAGGGTCTATCCATTTTGTGATTTGTATCATCCTATATTTGTCCCATTTACTGTTAATTCTAAGTCAAGATTTTCTCTTTCTCTATTAGCTGTACATACAATTTTTAAAGACTTTACAAGATTTTCTTCATCTTTATATGGAGTTAATGACAATACTTTATTAGCATTATAACCAATACGAAAAGATCCTTTAGCAGAAGTAATATCCATACCTTCATGAAATGCTTGCTTTGTTATTTCTGAGATAGCAAATACAATTACATTATTTTGGATTGCAAGTTCTAACATAGCTTGAGATACTTCTTCTACTTTCATGTTATTATCATGTTTTTGTGAACGAAATAATCCCATATGATCTACAATTACTATTTCAGGCTTGTAAGGTAACATCATAATACGTTTATTTAATTCATGAGGATAACAACTATTATAATCTATAGTAAGCCAATCAAAATTCTGAGAAATACCATTAGCATATTGTGTATAATGTTGTTTTAATTGGTCTTCATTCCAATTCTTTTCCATCATAACAAAGCGCATCCACATTTGACGTGGTGACATTTCCATTTCTAAGAAATATGTTGGTCTTTTGAGTTTTTGTACCCAACTTTGTAATAACATAGTTTTCATAGATTTTGGTGGTGCTTGTAAGATTACAACTTCACCTGGATATATAGGAAAATCTTGTCCATATAATTTACCTATATTTACAGGGTTATGATCTCTATTAAAAAAGTCTACTAATTCTTTTTCCATAGATTTAGCATCCATCATATTTTGAGATTTCTTAGCTTTATATAAAGTACATGTAGATTCACAATGACTATCCATATGAACATCAGTACAACCATAATTATAACCATTACCATTATGACCCTCATAACAATCAGTTACAAGCTTATCCATTTCATCTTTACTAAATGAATTAAGATCTTTATCTACACGTTGTCTCCAATCTTCCATCACTAATCTAACTAAATGTTCTGGATAACGCCATCTTAAATGACCAGCAATACGTAAAGCTATCTGATGTCTTGATCCTTGTCCAGATCCTTGCATCATTTTTTGAATACATGGATACCATACAGGATCAGGATTTCTACCTAAAGTTACAGTTT